TTGAATCGTTTCTTTTTTGTTTTTTAGACAATTCAACTAACGTTTTACCCTGATCTTCAGTAAACGATCTATGTTGATCCATAAAGTCTATAGCTTTAATTAAGTTTAATGGAGCAGGTGCTGATATTTTAAATCTGTAATCTGTGTATCCTAATGGTTTTTCTGAATTTTCAACCTCTAAAAATACTCTTTGATTCATAGCACTAGATTCCACTTCGATATGTGTTCTGTAAACTAAAGCATCCTCATGTTTCATGATTACCTTTGTAACATCGTTCATACTGTCAACATCTTTAACATAAAATAATATTTTAAACTTTGACTTTTTCTTACAGTCCTTTAATTTATCCCAAATTATTTTTTCGTAATCTGTACCTATAAAATCATCCGTATTGAATCTAACTGTCTGTATCATTTATCTTCCCTCTCAACATAAAGCTTATCGCATATATCTGGTTTATCTGCAAATTCACACCATTTGCATTTGTTCAACACTCCACGCTTTTTGAAATCTTGATCTACTTTGTAACTTCCATCTTCATTAAAACAATCATCTATAAATACGTCAACTGTTTTAAATGTTTTATTAATAGATACATTAGCAGAAGGTGGTTCAAACTTTTGAATGTACTTTTGTGGAAAATCAGATTTTTCCCATAATAAACGTTTAACTATGAAAAATTCTACATCAATATCTGAAACATCTACATCGTATTTTTCAGCTATGAATTTCTTGTAAAAAAGCAACTGACCTCTTTTCATTGGATCTTTCTTTTCGTACTTCCAACCTCTTGTAGATGTTTTAATGTCTATCAACCTAAATTTACCAGTTTGTTTATTTCTCAATAGCACATCGATAAAACCTAAAACCTTAACACCGTTATATTCAGTGTTTAGTGGAACTTCTATACCAATCAACTCCCAATTTTTCTTTGAGAAATATTGACCTCTCCTCTTCTTAAACCAATCCAAAGCCTTTGCACCCTGCATACAAAACTCAGTTAATTCTCCTTGTGTTGAAAAATGAGAACCCTTTCTTGCTTCTACAGCATCTCCGTAATAAAACTTAACTCTGTCAACCAATAGGTTTGGTAAGTCTAACTTATCTGCTTTAGTAATTGAGTCATTATACATCTCTGTTAGTTAGGTTTGTAATCCCTCATGAAGAGCTTTACCGTATATTGTATAAATAGAATCACTTACTGGTCTTATTTTATCAATATAATTTAGCTTCCATTTAAATGGACACTGATTATAGATTTGAACCTGTGACCAACTTATTTTTTCCATTATACTGTTGACTCCTCGTAACATTCAGTATTACAATAATAACCAGTTTTAGCACCTGGTAAATCTCTATTTTTTGTTCCTTCTTCGACTGGTGTTGATGTTATGAAACCAGTTCTAACTAATTCAATATGAATGTAAGGTTGTGTTAAATCTTTACCACATGTATCACACTCACACTCAATTGTTGGTCTTACATATTTCTTTTTTCTTCCTCTTGGCATTACTTACCCCACTTTCCTCGAGCTACAACTTGTGCCATAACTCCATAATTTGAAATATCACTATAACTATCTACTAAGCCTTCACCTTCTAAAGAACCATTATCACCTCGCATTAGTATAGTCTTTATTCGTTCTACTTTATCATTTATCCTAAACCATATACCCATTAAAGATAATCTTTTTTCCTCTTCATTAACCAATTGTTGTCCAACTGCAATATTCTGTGGACCATAATCGTGCTGTTTATGAAGAAACAATTCATACTGTTCTCTTTGTATCTTTTTAAATTCGGATGTCATATCTGGATATTGTTTTTCCATATATGTTACAATATCCGTAGATTCTTCGTTTGTTCCTTTAGGTGTGTCATTTATTACTTTCATACCGAAACTCCTTTATATCTTTCTACAACATCTTTTACTGAAGGTATTTCAGAGAACTCTTCGATTTGATCTAAAATTTGCTTCTGAAACCATGTGTCGTAGTCAATTTCAAATTTATCTGTATTCGTATCAATCAAGTCAAGCTGTTCTTCGTTTAAGCAAATTGCAGTGTTTCGTTCTCTAGGTTTCAAATCATCTTGACATTTAGATTTTACATAGAATAACAAAGGCTTATCCATGTGATCTACACCTGCATCCATGATTTCATTAGACCACATTGCTGCCGTTAGATGTTGTGGTTTGTTTTTGTTATACATAAAGAACTTTTTAGTGAATGACTTTGTGATACCGATTTGTTCGTACGGTACTGTTAGAATCTTTTGTCTTAGATTTGTTAGATCTTCCAACGTTAGTTTCTGTCTAACTGCTTTTTCAGCTAAGTCATCCAATACACTCTTTGCAAACTTAGGTGCATCTTTACGAATGATGTTTAAACCTTTGATGTAACTTTTACCAGATCCACGTTCGATTGCATAGTAACGTTTCTTAGCATTACCAAAATACATATATTCTAAATCCATTTCGAACTTTAGATCCATCATAAAATACTCTTCGTTTAGTGTATTGCTGTACTGTTTGAAGAAATCATTTTTTAGCATTTCTGTAAAATCATCTAGTTTAGTCTTAATTTGATCTACACTATAACCGTTTTGTTTAATCATGATTGAATCAGTGTCACCGTAAATTACTGGATGATCCATACTTGTATGCCACTTTACAACTGCATATTTCAATGCTTCTCTAGCAAAAAACGTTATTGCGTCTGCACATTCAGGTTTGTAAAGTCTGAAGTAGTTGAAACCCATGGCACCGTAAGCCGAGTTTAATATCAACTTAATTGCTTTTTGTTTGACGTTTAATGATAACTTTTCTGCTTCTGGTGTAGTATCCAATTTGAGTTTTTTGTTAGCATCAACTCTTTGGAGAAACAACTTTTTAAGTAGAAATGGCATGAGACCAAGCTTATATTCATGTGCGTAAAACAAATAACGCTTACCAAAGAGATCCTCGTGATAACCAGTATCGATGAATGGTATATTTTCATTGTTTAGAGATTCAATAACATCGTCAATTTTCATACCTGCTTGTGTACATTGATCTTCAGATGCAATGAATGTTTCAGGTGATATGTTAAAAGCCATAATGGTTGTTGGATACAGTGATGTGTAATCTAAGATTGACATGTCTTCGTGTACACCTGGTTCAACTGGATCTAGTACGATAGCACCCATATACTTTTGTTTTGGTAGAGTAACACGTGTTGGAAACACAATATTACCACTGAATGCTGTCTTAATATAAGAATCAACTACAACTGACTTACTCATAACTAGACTCATATTGACAAGACCAGCTGTTTCTTGTAGTGATGTGTACAAATCAAATATCTTTACTTTCTTTTCGATCTCAACTAGTATTTCTACATCTCGTACTGCATATTCAATGAAGCCTTTATAATCATCTAACCAATTCTGCCACGTTACTTCTTTCAACTTTTCAACGTCTGTATTTTTCACAATTGTTTCAGCTGCAGTTGCTAGCTTCCAGTTTGGAAGATTGTAACCTAAGTCTTGTAATGCATCTTGCATATCGATGTGATCTACACCTTGAAGATAGATTCTCCAATAGTCACCTTTCTTGTACATTCTTATTTCGTTGATTGGAGATATTGCTTTATGGTTCAATCCAATATTTTTAGCACGATTGATAATATATGGTAAATCATATTGACTTGAATACCAACCTGTTAGAACATCGACGTGAGACAATCTAACGAAGTCCATAAATGAAGCTAACATAGTTTGTTCATCGCTGAAGAATGAATAGTTGATACCATCTTTACTTATAAGCTTTGGTTCTATGTAATCTTTAGTCTTTTCAGGATTCCATGAGAAGACGAAGTATTCTTTATCAAGTGTTGAATAACCAACAATTGCTGTTATAGGTTGACGTGCAGCATCTGGCATATTACCATCAGGATCATCTGCGTCATACCATGTTTCAATATCGAAGAACATAATGTTACGATAAGTAGACCATTCTAACTTATTGTCTAGTATGTACTTTTGTTCTGGAAGAATATCAGCTTCGAATATTCTTTCTGGTTTTGCTTTTACCAATTGATTCTTAGCTTTTATAGAACGATAAAAAACTTTGACAACGTCTTTACCGTATAAACTTGGATACGACTTACCTTCCTCTACTCTGAATCCATATTGAGCAACATCTTTTATGTGTTCTTTATCATAATAAAAGTAATCTTCATACAACACTTTCTTACTGACTGGTGTGTTGTTTTCATCATAGCCAAACAGACTAAGATTCCACTTACCTTTATTGAACTTAGAACAGACTCTTGATAATTTCATTATAACCTCATTAATTTATTAGAATCTAAACGATTCAGAATTAAAAGTACATGCTTTTTTATTTTTTTTATACACCTGTTGAACCAAATCCACCATCACCTCTTGTTGATTCTTCAGAAAATAACTCTCCATCTTCAACTTCTTCAACACCATCATAAAACATTGGAACCAAAATAAACTGCATAATCTTTTCACCAGCTTTTATTTCTTGTGGTACTTGACTAAGATTGATAACATGAATATGCAATTCACCTTGATAACCTTCATCTACAACACATGCTCCACCTAATAACTGCCTTTTTACTGCAACACCAGATTTGTTAAATGCAATCAATGCATGATTGTCTGGAACATTAACTCTAACACCCGACGGTATCAATATTCCTTCGTTCTTTCCTAACCACTTACCTTTAAAATCATTAGGAACAAAAAAGTCAATACCTGCATCATTAGCATTTGCTCGCTGTGGAAGTTTGACATCTCTTATTCTACTTACTTTCATTGGATTGTTCTCCTAATTCAACTTGCTTTTCTGTATCTTTATAACCGAATTCGTCAACATAGTTATCGAGAGCACCTAAGTAGGCACATGCATCTAATAGATTGTCTCGTTTATATGAATATGAATGACGACTTAACTTAAGAGCAACCATAGCAGCGTATATGTCAGAACCAGTAAATTCTTTACCAGTCATGCCAGTTGCTATCATAGCAGCACGACGCATACCTTCAGAGAAAGGACCATACATTCTTTCTTTCTCTTCTGATCTATCGTTTATGATACTATCTGCTTGTTGCAATATTGATTGTTTTTTAGCCATTTGGAACCTCTTCTAATAACATTTTTGATAACTCTAAAGATTTTTCTTTTATTTCGTCTTTTGACATAGAAACCCGGGGAAGATAGAGTTCCTTTGATAATATATATTGTAATGTAACGTGAGAATGCAATTTAATTTTAGGTAATTTCTTTTTGTAATATACAGCTGCATCGTTCTTAATTATCTTATTTGCCATGTCGTAATGTCTTTCATATATGTGCATGCTACCTGCATGATGATGATATTCACCTAATTCTACATTGACACCTAAACTTTTTAAATCATTGCACATTAACTGATGAAACAATGAAAATGTAAATATATCATTACAAAAACCATAAACAACATCATTAGATCGCATATACACTCCCATATCCAATCTATTATTACGAATAAAAAATTGAATGTACTGTGTACATGGAATATCTTTTGGATTCTTACCTTTATGATATGGTTGATTGATTGCAATGGTTGCACGTCTGGAATCTGGATCACTTAGTAGTTCGTTTGTAACCCAACTCCATTGACCTGAAGGGATTAGATACTCACCATAGTTTGATTCGCATTCACCGTTTTCATCTTTAATCATATCCCATATTTTAGCCATCTTACCAATATTCTCAGTGCTTTTATGCTGAGATAGATACCATAGCCACTCTGTTATAGCATATTGTGGATTGAATTTTCTATCTGGATATGCAATCAATAAATCTGTTGGATCTTCAATAACACACTTATAGAATGTTATTTCTTTTTGTTTTGTACCTCTAGCTTCAACATCGTTACCACGTCTCATAACATCTGATACAATGGTGAATAGAGTTCTGTTTAAGTTTGGTTCATACATAATTGTAACTCTCTATTTTAATATTAGAATCTACTAAATAACCGGCATATAAGTACATGCTTTTTTTCATTTTTTTGTGGAGCTGACAGGGATCGAACCTGCGACCTCTTCCGTGCAAGGGAAGCGCTCTCCCAACTGAGCTACAGCCCCAAATTACCGTTCTAAAAATTAACCGTAATTCCTACATTAGCATATCTTAGTTTGCATATTCCTGATCGTCATTGTCACCTGTGGTAGGTATGATCTCACAAACATCGTTATTACAAAACTTATCAACCTCAGCCTCATTTCCTTTTACTTGCCTAAAACTTAATCTTCCCAATTCCTTAACTAATTTATTATAAGTTTCTTCCTCGATAGATTCATATGGCATTTGGGGAAATGCTCCGTAATCGTGTCTAGGTAAACAACTTATACCCTTAAGGTGATACTGAAAGTAATTTAATACATGAGGTAACTGTGGTCCTTCTGTTTCAGGATCAAAAGTAACTGTACAACTAACTTGATTGTCTGCCCAATGTCTTTGCATAAACGCAGCTAAACTAAACTGTTCCCATACAGATAAATCTGATACTGTTCTAATTCCTTCTCCCACATCAACTGGAACTTCAATTACGCAAGTAGTTTCTTCAGATCCATATGCAGGTTCTATTTTATATCCAGCTTTTTCTAATGGTGCAATCAATGGAGAATTGTTACTCAATCTAATACGCCTAATATAAAACCTAGACTCGGGATAATGAAGGCCTGGAGTAGCGCCAGCCAATAATGAAACGGTACCAGAAGGCTTAACCGAAGTAGTTTTAATGGAACGAGTTACTGCCATCCAATCTGAATATTGTTTATCCCATTTTTGAATAACATCATATCCATCATTCAACCACTCTTTTAAATTATCAAGTCCCTTGTTTGTAATAAATTGGGCTATTCCGCTAACTGAACAACCTATTCTCCTGTTTCTTAACATTACTCTATTTGTTTCAGACCAATGAGTTCGGCCAAGAGTAACAGTTTTCGCATATAAATACGCATACTTTAAAGTTCTAGCGTAATCTTCAAATGAATCGTGATTATTTGGAAAGGTTTCCACTAAGCAACACAACTCATAACTCTCCAATGATTGCTCCAAACACGGATTACCACCTGCAACTCTATGATCTTTATTATCTCCGCCATTTTTCATACGAGAATACTTTCTCATATTTTCCAACCAAGCAAAACCAGGTTCTCCGTTATCTGCAACTCTTTTACAAGCTTCAGTATAATCCATTCCTAATTCTGCAAATATTGAATTATTAGAAGTCCAACCGTACTGATCTCTATGTGGGTTGACTTCATAATTTTTCAAATCTAAATATTCCTCTGAATCTGGGTCTCCAAATACAATTTCTGCAGTTCTTCTTACATTACCTGCTACAACACACTTACCTATAAGATTCATAATATCTACTATAGTGGTAATCGATATTGGTTCACCTGTGTTTTTACTTAAAACATCTTCTATAGCTTTATGTAAATCTTCTAATGGATCTGGTCCACTAGAGACTCCGCCAAAACCTTTAATTGGTGCACCTTCGTCTCTTATTTGAGAATAATCAAACGATACTGGGGCTGTTCCCATAAAATGACTATCTAGTTGCAACTTTAACGATTCTACCCAACCTTCTCTGCTATCTGGTATTACAAACACTTGCGTATCTCTATCCTTATCTGCACCCTTTATTATTACCTCTCCAGCACCTTTTGTATCAAAACCAACTCCAACACCTAACATACTAGCATCCATTAGAAAACAAAATGGTTTTGATAGGTCATCTTTTAAGGTATCTGTAGAAACGAACGCACAGTTATTTAGAGAAGCATATAAACCTCGTTCTTCTGTCATTTCTGTTCCCATTGCCCATAGTCCACGACCTGGTGGTAAGAATTTCACATTAAATATTCTGTCATACATGTCTTGAGCTGATTTCTGTGCTTGCCATGCATTCCAACCTAATTGGTGAGAATCTATCCACTTTTTCTGCATCGTGTAAGTACCTTCTACAACTCTCTTCACTGTTTCCCACCACATTTCATTTTTTCCGTTTTCTTTGATCCTAGAATACGTTCTCATATAAACCATTTCTCCAAGCCCATTGAATCCAAACGGGGCAGACTTTCTTTGGTACTTTTTTACAAACGTCGGGGTAAGTGTAAACTTATCGCTCATTATTAATTCTCCTTATATACAACTTCGTTATTCTGTAACGTCTTCTGAAAACATTTCGTTATGACGTTTCTTAAGCAACTTTCTGACATATTCATTTCCATTATTCATTTTACTCTGAACTTCAGCACCATCTGAGGTACCAGAATTAAAGATATTAATTTGACCTGACGATGTGTTCATTGATGTTGGAAACGTCATCCCATCTGGACCAAATCTATTTTTAATTACGTGTATACGTCCAGTATTTGCAACTTTATCTTCAATTTTTCTTGACAAACTCATGACAAAATCTGCTGTCATTATTTTATTATAAGATTCAGCTATTTTTTCTGCTCCAATTACCTGATCTTCTAAACTACTTCTATTTGACTGTGAGGCTGTCCACATTGGTATACCAAACTCACCACTTAGTCCACGTAGCTCTTCATATATGTTAGATAACTGTAACCTAATCTCTCCATTACCAGAAGTATCACTTAATAGATCTGCATAATCTACCAGTATCAAATCTGGAGAATGACCCAGTAATTCTATAGTTTTTAGATGAGTGTAAATAGTTTGCACACTTGCAGATCTTGTAGGGTAATATTTTATCAATAATTCACCTCTACATTGCTCATCTACCATACTTGTTACTTTTTTGGCTTGATCTGGAATGTGAGCAGCTTCTATTCCAGAAAATATTGCTGCATATCTCAAACCCACATAAGCTTGATTCAATTCTAAAGTATAGTGTATTACATTTTTACCCAATCTCAATGCATTGGCTCCGATAGCCTGTAAAAGCCAACTTTTTCCTATACCTGAAGGAGCTACAACAATTCCTAACTCACCACCTGCTAATCCACCATTTGTTATTTCGTCGATTGGTTCAAATCCAGTTCCAGTACAATCTCTTGCAATGTCTTCTAATAT